CCATTAGGTAACTTACGTTCCTCTGTATCTAGTGCAATAGTATGCTGAACAGGTAGCTTCTTTAGCTGTGCTAACTTAGTGAATGGAGCACCAACAGTCTTGAAGGCATCTCTATTATCTATCTCCCATATGAATGGTGTAGATTCAAAGGCAACACTCTCACCTTTATTATTAGATGGCTCAAGTAAATCAACCATACCAAAGATAACACGTACTCTCTTAATCTGTTTGATTAAGTCTTGAGTCTTCTCAGGTAATGCCTTGAAGTCCTGTATGTAACCGGCTGGTTTACCACAGTTAAACCCACCTTGATTATCTTTCAAGTCTAGGTTCAATGAGTCTGCCATAACTGTCTTGTGATAGACACCCATAGGCTCACCCATCTTTGCGTTCATGTTCTTAACGAACCTCTTATACATAAACCTCTGCATGAAAGGTCTGATAGAAGCTGTCTTACTGTAGTAAGTTTCTCCATCAGGTATCTCAAGCTTGTACGTACCACCTTGTACTATCTCAACGTTTACGTTCTTGCCATTCATCTTGGTTTCACCCATGATTGGTGAATGGTTTATTCTGAAACGTGGTAGCTGTTGAGTCTTCTTTGCATCTGAAGACTTAGTGCCTTCACCTGCTATCCCCATTGCTTTAGCCATTGCTTCATAGTTATTCGTGTCTATCGTTACTAAATTATTATCCATGTGTATTGCTCCTTTCTGTGAGTCAAATGTTTTATAGTTATATCAGCTAACATCTTTAGTGTCAAGCCAATTATCACCTATTTTTGCTTCTAGTAATAATGGTACATTGAACTGTATATTAAACTGATTCTCAATAATAGATTGGAGACTACTATTGAGTAGTTTGATGAGGTATAACACCTGTTGTATCTCATCAGGGTGTATGTCAACCACCACAGAATCATGTACTGAATTAACAATACATGACTTGTAGTTGGCTAACAAGTTCTCCATGTGTATCAACACAATAGGAACTATGTCGGCAGTAGCAAAACTCTGTACAGGATAGTTCTTTATCTGTGTAAAGAAGCTTACTGTGCCATTCATTCTTCGTTGTACATCAGGAAAAGAAAACTCTCTGCCTGATGGTGTAGATATCTTACCTGTCTCTAGAGCTTCTTTAGCCAATCTGGAGTGCCAAGCTTTGATACCTGTGTACTTTTTGGTAAAGTGTTCATAGTACTCTGCTTCTGCTTTACTTCTGCCGAAGCCTGTTGCTCCGTAGAGTGGTGCGAATGTGTGTGCTTTCGCATCCTGCCTAGAAGTCGGTTGACCTGCATCAGTAATAACTTTAGACGTATACGAGTGAACATCGAACCCTGTAGAAACTTCATCCATTGCCACCTTATCTTGTGATAAATATGCCGCAGCTCGAAACTCTAGCTGTGCAAAGTCAGCTTCAAGTATCTTGCCACCTGACCAACGTGATATGAATACCTTCTTAACAGGAAACGTACCACCTCTAGGCATATTCTGCATATTAGGGTCAGCACCACTAAATCTACCTGTTGCAGTCCTGTGTTGTAATAATCTCACATGAAGCTTGCCATCCGATTTAACGTGTGCTTTGATGCCCTCTACAAAAGAACTTAGGTATGAGTCCAAAGCTGACAAACGTTTGACATCTGTCAGAAAATTGACAGCATCAGTCATGTTGACACGTTTAGCCATGCTCTGTAACATATCTAGGTTCGTCTTAGATACACCAAATCCATTAGCAGATACCCACTTAGAACTTGGTGCTTTAAATTTCAGTCCTGCAACTACCTTAGTGGACTGAAAAATATAACCACTAGCAGAACAAGGTAAGCACTTATGTGCATTAGTGTAAAGAAGTCCATTCTTTCTTACCTTTCTTATCTGACCTGTACCATTACATTCTCTACATGATACAGCTTTTGTTTTGAATACTATATCTGAACTGCTAGATACAACTTCGTTGAAGTGTTGCTTACTCATATAAGGAGTAAAAGCATTTGCCCACATAGTCTTGTCGTGTGGTTTTCTACTGTAGATAACCCAAGACATTTGCTCTGGACTATTAAGATTGATAGGTGTGTCTCCCATTAAGGCTCTTATCTGAACCTGTAGTCGCTTTTCTATATCCATCTTCTCTGTCTCAAACTGTGTCTTGACCTCTTCTAACTTAGGTACATCGACTGCAAAGCCTGTGTTATATATGTGAGCAAGAGTAACACAAACTCTGTTAGTAAGTACAACACATTCCATCAAGGCTGAATCAGTAGTCATCAGTCTCTTGGTTAGTCTATCAGACAACTGCTGTGTTGCATGTAAGTCTGCTGACAGGTAAGAAGATAACTCATCAGGTGGTATCTCATCAACACCTACACCCTGCTTGAAGTATTCTTTCAAGGTGTCCTGCTTCTTAGTATCTAACTCATATCTTTCAGCACATGCTTCTAGTGATAGTGGTTGCTTGTTGCCACGTTGCAAGACATATTCGCCTAGCATTGTGTCGAACACAGGACCATCATACTTGAAGCCACACTCCCATAGCCACATCAAATCGTATGCTATGTTGTGTCCTATTAATATAGTAGCTTCATCCAAGTGTGCTTGTACACCACTGAAGTCATCTCTATATAAATATTCTTTACCTGTATCTGTTAAACATCCTACCATGACAAGTCTATTGTCAGGCTCGAATGGGTCGAGATACATCTTGCCATCACGTTTAGTGACAGTATTTTCTACATCTAATGTAAGTTTCATATCTTACTCCTCTATGCTGTGAACCTTGCAGTTCGATAGTCAAGGTTACAATTAATCATACCATGCCATCCTGTTACTTTATTCTTAACAACATTAATATGCCTTAAAGTTGCCTGTTCGTCAACCCCTTCTACTTGAGCAGGTTGTCCAATCAGTAACATCAAGTCAGCTTCAGCTGCTTTTCCTGTACGTGAGCCTTCCATCATAGCTTGGTTAAGAACCTGTCTACCTTCAGCTTCTGCATTTAACTGTGACATATAGAATACAGCACATCCATATGTCTTAGCTATCTGTCTAGCATATATAGCATTAGCTTTTAGCTGTTCGTCAGGTCTACTGTAAGTACCTGAAGCAAACTTATCTCCCATGTCAAGGACAACTATATCAGGTCTCTCTGATTTACACATAGTCTCAACCCATGACATGTCTTCGCCACTAACATCTTTTATCTTGACATTCTTAGTGACATCTTGATAGATACGTTTGGCTTCATGTATGTTAGCCTGTATCTTTTCTTTAGGAAAGCCTGTCGATGCTTGTATATATCTGAAGGCAACTCTGTCATAAGACTCTTCGTTACACAACACTACACATCTAGCACCTTGTCTTGCCATACCACTAGGTCCTACCAACATAGATGCATGGAAAGAAGTCTTACCTGTATTAGGTCTAGCTCCTACCTCGATAAGGTATCCTGCATTTACACCTTCTACCTTACGTGCCATCTCAGGTATATTGAATGTCCACTTCATCTGCACAGATTGTTTAGCCATGATAGCATCAAATGATATATCATCCCACTCAATCTTTACTTCAGGTAAGAAGTTATCATTATACTTGTCTAGCAAATCACGTAATGGTCTAAGACTTTTCTCTGTGCCATTGACAAAATCAAATCCTAGATTAGCGATGTCCTCTCCTATAACTTGTTGGAATAGTTTGGACAACACATCTTGTGCTACATCACTACCCATAGGTTGCTCTCGCTTAACTGTGTTAAACAAAGAACTATACCCATGCTTCTGTGCAGTAGTCATAGATGGATTGTTCGCCATGAACAATGCTTCCACCTCATCAGGTGTTACATCTCGTTTATATTTATTCATAGCGAAATCAATCGTGTGTTTTAACTTACGAGCATCTTTACTAAATAGTCTGTCAGGACATTTAGAGCCACGATGGTCGATATAAAACTCTTGATTCATCAAGCTACGTAGTAGGGATAGTTCCATATTGGTTCTCCTTTGGGGTTAAGTTAGTTAAGTTTCTTATATCATCTTCCTTCATATATTTCAAATCATCTTTCAAACGTAGCACTCGGACATCATTTACGTAGGCTCTTAGTTCCTTTGCAAATGCCATAATCTTGGGTAGAGCATCAGGGTCTAGTGCTATTATTGCTGTCGAGAATCGTGAGAGATACTGCTTGTGTGATTCGGACAATGACGTACCCAATACTGCTACCCCAACATATACTTCACTATCTATAACTGAAGCACTCACACAATCCTCAACAACTACTGCGACCTTACCATGTCCAGAGACAAAAGGCAAGTCACTTTTTCCATATCGTTTCCATTTAGGTATTCGTTTACCCAATGACCTACCACTAGCATCGACAACTCTGCCATCATGTATGACAGGGAACACCACTCTATGTTCCTTCACATCATACATCAGCTTGTCATTAGGTATGCCATAGAAACTTTCCCTATCGTAAGGCACTACATACTCAGGCATTACGAAGGGTTCACTATTCTTTTCTGTATTACGTGTATGCATCTTGATATCATTAGCTGACAAAGGCATACGTTTAGAGCCTGACAGTTGACATGATAACTTGTAGCAGTTCCATAGCATCTGACCCATGTTATTAGTCACAGTAAATGTCTTGTAACTATTACATACAGGGCAGTTGAGTCGTTTACTTTCGCCTATTCCTATATCTAAGTCCTTAATGTATGTATGTATATTCATATATCACTCTCCTTGTCGGCAATTAACTGCTTTTACCATGGTTATTTCGCATTGTCAATGCACTTTCTGCACTAGCATACGTATTTTTCATGTAAGGTTTAACAGATTGGGGGTTAGCATGACCTGTCACAGACATAATCTGACCCATAGATACTCCTGCTTCCACCATTTCTGTAGTACCTGTCCTTCTCAGGTCAGATATTCGCAGGTCATCAGGTAATCCTGCCTGTTCTATGACCAATCGTGCTACTTTTGATAGCCTTTGCATAGTATATGGCGAGTATTTACCCTTCATTGTGGTAGGATAGGGTGCAACATAGGGTTGAAAGTCGTACTCTTCCTTCTGTTGCTTAAGCATTTCCAATAAGTCAAGAGAAATAGGTAGGTGTACTACACTTCTTCTCTTAGACTGTTGCAAATTTAACACACATTTATCAAAATCTATGTTAGAAAACTGTAACATTCGCATATCGCCTACCCTTTGACACCATTCATAAGACATTTGTACTATCAATCCCAAGTTTCTGTACTTGAAATCAGCATAAGCTACGTCTAGAAACTGTGTCACTTGGTCTTTTGTCCACACAGTATTACGTGCATGGGGTGTCTTCCTCTTGTAGGTAGCAAATGGATTGCTCTCAGCATAACCCATCTCCATTCCAAAGGAATATACCTTACGTGCTACAGATGTGATAGCATTAGCCTGATAGATTCCTCGACCAAGCCATTGCTCGTACCCTCTTCTTGCTATTGCACCAGTCATTTTAGTCAGCCTTATTTCTGACAAACTTTTGCCATCAACTTCAGTAGCCAATAAAACTCCTGCACAATATTGATAATCATGTTTAGTTTTATCAGCTAACACATTGAAATCATTAGACAAATAGTACTTGTGTACTAGGTCAT